AATGTCAACTGCTGTAGGAAAGAATCTACAGATTGAAGAACATGACGAACAAGAACTCAAAGAGCATTTTCATAATACCATTGCTGATTGGAATCTTTACTTGTTTGACGGCTTTGGTTCTTTTGATCCGGACATCATTTACAATAGGATCGAATACCTTGCCAGTGGATTGGAGTGTCGTGTTGTATTCCTCGATCACTTAAGTATATTATTAAGTGGTCTTGATGGCGACGAACGTCGTATGATAGATACAACCATGACAAAATTACGTTCTTTAGTAGAGCGTACTGGTATAGCCTTGTTTTTAGTTTCGCATTTAAGGAGACCAAATAGTGACAATCATGCTCACGAAGAAGGAGGTAGAGTTTCCCTCTCGCAACTCAGAGGATCTCACAGCATCGCTCAAATCAGCGATCAAGTTTGTTCCATCGAGCGCGATCAGCAAGCCGATGCTGAACGAGGCATTACGACTTTGCGAGTCCTTAAGAATCGTTATTCAGGCGAGACTGGCATCGCATGTAAATTAGATTATGATTTATCCACTTGCAGATTTACCGAACATGAAGTTGAACCCGAATTCAACACCAAAACAGACTTCTAGATATGTACACCCATGGTATCAATACCTTGAAAAATTAGACAGACCAAACCCTCCTACTGAGGAGGCAGTGAAAAAAGCTCAGTTCGTTGATAAGACATATCGGTGGGCTGGGAAATGATTATTTTTGATTTAGAAACAAACGGACTTTACCATGATGCTACCCACATCCACTGTATTGCATTCTATGATACAGAGACTGATGAAATATCGACGTTTAACGATGAATGTCCTGGGAAAGGTATGTCGAATTCTGTCACTAAGGCAGTTTGCTACCTTGAACAAGCTGATTGCCTTATCGGGCATAATATTATTGGCTTCGATTTACCAGTTATCCGTAAGCTTTTTCCCTTTTTTAACCCCAACGGTACTGTTATTGATACCCTGCTTCTTAGTAGGCTCTATCATAGTGGACTTATGCGAATAGATCAGGAGAAGAATTGGCCACACATGCCTCTCCAACTTTATGGGCGACATAGTTTAGAAGCTTATGGTTACCGTTTAAATGAGTACAAAGGTAACTTCAGTAAGACTACAGACTGGAAAGAATGGAGTCAAGAAATGGAAGATTACTGTGTACAAGATGTTGTTGTTACAAAGAAATTATGCGACCACTTCCACCCTTACCTGAGTGGGTCCAAATGGAACACCAGGTAGCCCATATACTTACACACCAAGAGGAACATGGATGGTACTTTGATGAACAAAAAGCTAGGGAACTTGAACAAACTCTCAGACGAGAGCTGGAAGAAACTACTCGCTTACTTCGAGAACAATTCCCTTACGTTGCAGGAGCGTTGTTCACTCCTAAACGAGATAACAGGACACAAGGATATGTTAATGGAGCGGAGCTTCAAAGACTAAAAGAATTTAACCCTACCTCAAGAGATCACATTGCATGGATACTGAAGCAGCATTGCAGCTGGAAGCCGAGCTTGTTAACTGCCTCAGGGAAGGCGGTTATCGACGAGATCGTATTAAGGGATATTGGGACGGATATCAGCCAACGTTTTCTGCGCGTACTGGAACTGACCAAGCAGCTTGGGATGATATCAGAAGGCGTGAACGCATGGCTGAAGCTTGTTACGACGTCTAGTAGAATTCACCACCATTGTTCAGTAGGATGTGCTACGCATAGAGCTAGCCACAGAAATCCTAATTTAGCACAGGTGCCTAGTGATGAACGATTCAGGAGGCTTTTCACTGCTACTCCTGGTTTGTCAATGTGCGGTGCTGACCTTTCTGGGATTGAGCTTCGTTTACTTGCACACTATCTTGCTAGATATGACGAAGGAAGGTATGCAGAAATACTTCTTACCGGAGATATCCACCAAGAGAACGCAAATAAGATAGGAATAACCCGTAAACAAGTTAAAACAGTTACCTATGCATTTTTATATGGAGCAGGAAACAAAAAGATCGGTACATCCTTCGATAGAAGCCTTGGGGAGGATGCGGCGGAGAGAAAAGGTAAAGAAATTCGCAAAGCGTATGTTAACGCCATTCCAGGTCTTTCCGATCTGCTTAAAGGCGTTAAACGGGCTTCGGAAAGAGGTTACATCCGTGCACTCGACGGTCGTCGTATCAGCGTTGACTCGAGGCACAAGTCCCTCAATTACCTCATACAAGGATCAGCAGCGGTCCTCGCGAAGAAATGGATGATACTAGCCAATTCTTTTGCTAGATTAAAAGAAGATACCCATCAGTTAGCTTTTATACATGATGAGTTACAATATGAAACACCACCCGATTATGTCAACGACCTTAAATTCCTCCTTGAACTCACAGCAACTCAAGCTGGAGAATATTACAACTTACGCATCCCCATCGCAGCTGAAGCAAAGTCTGGAAAAAACTGGGCAGAAGTTCACTGATCCTTCTCACAAAGGAGCTATTAATGAACTTTATGTTACTGTGGAAGCTATGAAAAGAGGTGCAAAAGTTTTTAGAAATGTAGCACCATCTGGTAATACAGATATAGTTTTCTTAAAAGACGATAAACTGTTAAGGGTAGATGTTAAACATCTTAAATATGACCCAAGGAAGGCAATTTGGTGCGCTAACAATGCAGCTGTACCACCTGCCAATGTTGCTTTTGTTTATGTAAACCCTGCTACATGGGAAATAAGATGGAGTAGGCGAGGGGCAAATATTCCGAAAGGTTGGGAGGATTTTTGGGAATGAAACTACTAATTGACGCTGACTTCATAGTCTATAAAGCCTGTGCTGCAGCAGAAACAGAAGTAGATTTCGGTAATGATGTAATATTAGTTACAAGTAAATTCTCCGAAGCTTATGGAGCCACCAAACGTGAGCTTAATAAATTAAAGAATGGACCATTTTTGTGGGATGTACCAGAGTTGATTTTATTCTTCTCTGATTCCACTAATTTCCGTAAGCAGATTAAATCTGATTATAAAGGTCACCGAAATCGAAAGAAACCTTGTGGATATAAACGTGTAATCAATCAGCTTAAGAAAGAGTATGAAGTCATAATCATGCCGACTTTAGAAGCTGACGATTCCATGGGTATATATTCCACACAACATCCAGGTAACACCATCTGCTCGCCTGATAAAGATATGAGGCAAATACCTGGTAGATTGTTTGACATGGAGAACAGCACACTCATCAGTGATACAGATGGATCTAAATGGCATCTTGTACAGACATTGGCTGGGGATCAAACTGATGGTTACGCTGGCTGTCCTGGTATTGGCGTCAAAAGGGCTACTACCATCTTTGAAACTAAAGGTTACAGTTGGAAAACTGTAGTAGACATTTTTAAAGAAAAAGATTTAGATGAAGAAATAGCTCTTGTCAACGCACGTCTTGCCCGTATTCTAACAGTAGATGATTATGACTTCGAAAAGAAAAAACCCAAACTTTGGACTCCCACCGCCGATTACAGAATTGACGTATGAACAGGATCTAAAACTTAGGTTAATTTGGGATCAGTTACATAAACCTGAAACTCAAAAGGAAGATATCATAACTATCTTCATGGCACTACAACAGCAATGTTATGTGCTTGGTAATTCTATAACAAATTTAGTTCAAAAATGGCCGAAACCACCGACCCATATGGACCAACCTACTACAAAAGAGGAGGGACAGATGTTTGGGATTTTATTCGAGACCAAGGGTTAAATTTCCACCTTGGTAATGCTATTAAGTATATCTGCAGAGCAGGTTATAAAGATAGTAAAGTACAGGATTTAGAAAAAGCTATTCATTATTTAGAAAATGAACTCCACCACGAAGAAAACCTTTATCTCAGATCAGGCGAAGGAATTCCGATCGACATACAGCCTCCCAAACTCAAGGTCAGCGAAGACGATGAGTTATCAACGCGGTTTGATCGTTGAAGAGTTTAAAGAGTTTTTAGAATCTACTGGCTTTTTATTTAGACACGGTAATAATGTCCAAGTAGAATGCTTAAAAGAACTAGCAGACTTAGTATATGTTTGCTATCAATATGCTGAGAACATGAGATGGGATTTAGACGAAGCCCTACATCGTGTTCATGTCAGTAATATGTCCAAACTTGATGAAGCTGGTAAGCCAGTTTATCGAGAAGATGGAAAGGTTCTTAAGGGACCAAATTACAAACCACCCAATTTAGAAGACTTAGTTTAATGACAACATCACTTATCTCCCGTACAGGTCGGGTCCAATCTTGGTTGGATAATCCTGAATCACGACTACCGGTCTCTTGCACGGTTTTTGTTGTTGAGGATTCTATGGAGGGTCCTGACGGCATTGAAGCCAGCTGGAGGTTCGTGAGTCATGCCTTACGCCATGGTGCAGGGTGTGCAGTCCATTTAAGTAAGCTCAGACCACAGGGTCATGAGAACGGGCGTGGTCTTACAGCCAGCGGTCCAGTATCCTTTGCAAAAATCTATTCAACTTTAAATGA